ATATACTACATATAGTGCATTGACCAATACGTTTATACATCATACACTGGATTGTTAAGTGGTTGTAGTAGTTTAATTGTGTTAGTGGGGATAGTGGTGATGTTAGAGGGAATGGTGACTGTCATCTAATGCACCATTAATATGCTTTAATGCACCGTTAACGCATCAAATCATCATCTAGCGTCACACATAGGCAAGGCAAGGCTGGATGTACCGTTGTTAAAGCGTAGATGGAGACTACATGTCTCCACCTGTACCTTCAATGTCTGTATGATGTGATGATGAACCACGATGTGATCCATGTATACTGACGGATGCTCCAATCAAACCGTCGCCTGTAGTAGGTCTTGCCAATCGTGATATGCATATCACCCTCCTTGTTAAAGCTAAGATGGGAACTACTTGTTCCCATCTGTGCCTTGGTTGTTACTTGACCTGCTGCTGGCCGTTGATGAACTTGAAGACGTTGGTGACTTCGCCAGTCTCCATGTTGGTGATGTTGTACTGGAGGTTGTCATCCTTCCAGTTATCCATCAACTCCACGAAGCGATCGGCTGCCTTCTGTGCACCGTGCTTAGTCTTGAACAACTTCTGCACGAACTCTGCGCCGTTGCCGTTCGCAAACGCAACCACGAACGTCCAACCGTCACCACGCGCCCATGTATAAGTGTTAATCATAACGATAACCTCCAGGTGTATACTAAGTGCTGGCTGATCTTCTAACCAACCAATCACCCACCCCAGAAGAAATGCTCTCCGACGCCCGGCATGGGTAATGTTTAACAGTGTTTCAAGTGGCTGGGGGGTTGGAGAGTACTTCCTTCTTACAGACTCCCCCGCCGAATAAAAAGATGGGAGTTTAACCTGTGGGCTGTAGTGTATATTCATCTCTATCATCCCCCCCTTTAAATAAAACAGGGGTACGCGATGTCACACGTATTGGGCGAGTGCGGAGTTGGCGTAAAGGGAGAATAAAGGCGAAGTCGGGCGTCTTCGTCGCCCGTACATGAAAAGGGGTTGACATACCCAGGATTGATAGTTATAATATGTCACTACCCCAGAAGGCATACAAGAAAAAGCGATGATGACGTAACGTGTGTGCCATCTTCCCAGGGATTCTAGTCTAGTCACTGACAAAACAACTAAGTGGATACAAGAGTTATGGCTACTAGTGCATTGTTTTGGGAGAACTCGGACTTCGGTCCTGGTGACACCAACGCTACATATGAGTTCCTTAACGGGCGCTCGCCTAATAAGTACCATCTCATGCGCCTGTTGCGTAAACAGGGGATGCGTGAGTTTGGGGAAATCCTTCATTCCTTGATGACTGACGTTACTGCCGGTCAGGTTCCGACTACTACTGCTAGTGTCATTGTTAGTCAAGTTACAGCGACTGCTGATACTACTGATAATGTCCAGGGGGGTGTTCGTGGGATCACAGCACAGGAACGGATGCATTTGACTATTGCACAGGACAAAGACGATGCTAGTGCGAATACGTCACGTGCTGTTACCGCTGCTGATGTTACAGAGATCATCGAAATGCTAGTTGGTGCTGATGATACAGCAGGTCACGGTGATCGTATCATGCGCGCTCCGACCGATGCTTCTGGTAATATTCTGTATGTCACCGATGCCTCCGGTAATGGTGGTGGTGGGAAGTTCGATCAAGGCTTCTAATGTTACCAAATGGCTCAGAACCGTTAGTTCTGGCTGATGGAACTAGGATTGATCCTGAGAGTGGTACTGTAATACAAGACGAGGTTCTTGTAAAAGTTCCAAACACTCAAGAGATTAAGAGGGAGATTGTTGCCTCTCGAAAGAGAATCAGCGATCTTCCTGTTCCACCTAACCAGATGAACACTATCAGTGTCATCATCTCGTATGCTCTATTTGGTATATCAGATGAAGACATTGGTAATGTGTTGCTGATCCCTATGGACCAACTCAAAGCCATTAAGAACAGTGACACGTATTCTAATATACATGATCAGTTTGTTAAGAACATCCTAGAGTCAGATGCGTCTGATGTAAGGAACATGTTCGTACAACAAAGCCGTAATGCCGCTGATAGAATGTTCTCATTGATGGATAGTGGGAATGAAGCTACTAGAATGGTAGCTGCTAAAGATGTTCTAGATCGTGCCGGTCAACGCCCTGTTGATATCATAGAACATAGGCATAAGATGGAAGGTGGTCTTACAATCGAGTATGTAGAGAAGAAGAGTGACTTTCCTATTATTGACGTAACGCCAGACGAGGAATTTTAGTTATGCCAATAGAATATAGTGATGATCTATTAAGACAGATAGAAGAGTTTGAATTTCAAAGGTCAGTAAACAGATATACTCCATCGGTCAAAGATGATCCTCAGCTTAGTAATCTACTTGGTATGTTAAAGAATACAAAGAGATTTGATGAAACAAGAAGTTCATTGGTCGAAGCTGTAAGACAACAGCTACTTGGTAATGGCCTAAAGAGAAAGATAGGCCAAGACTTTATGCCCCCCTTTACTGATAATAGGATATAGGAGAATCCTGATGGCAATTGTAGCAGAACTGAGTGGGAACGGTGTAGGTAATTTAGGTAACACTATAGACAATAAACTTGGTCACGTAAGTCGAATTGTTGGGGCTGTGCATGGTTCAATCACTCCTAGTTACATTGGAGAGATTGTAACAGACATTGCTGCTGATCAGAATTACGTTGGCAAACGTGCTGATGGAGATTTTGATACTGATACACTAAGTACTAGTGACTGGGCAAAGACTGACTAATACTGATATATCCGTTGGAATCGCTTAGTCGGAGCGTGTTTAAGTGCCAACATTTAAGTTAGAACATAATAGTCTACAAGATAGATTCTTAAACAGTAAAGCCAAGATACAACTGTATGGTGGTGGGTTTGCTAATGGGAAGACCTCTGCATCTTGTATTAAGGCTATTCAACTTGCTAAGGACTATCCAGGCAGCAATGGTTTGATGGCTAGATCTACATATCCAAAGCTAAATGACACGTTGCGTAAAGAGTTCTTGAAGTGGATTCCTCGTCACTGGATCGAGTCATTTCCAAAGAGTGCTAATGCTAGTAATACTTGTACGTTGAAGAATGGAACTACTATCAATTTCCGTTATATCGCACAACAAGGAAAGCTAGGTAATGAAGCAACAACATCTAACTTACTTTCAGCAACTTACGATTGGATCGTGGTTGACCAGATGGAAGACCCAGAGATCGTTCACAAAGACTTTCTTGACTTATTGGGACGCCTACGGGGATCAACTAGGTATGATGGTACTGATCCTGATATGCCTTCTAGTGGTCCTCGCTGGTTCATTCTTACTACAAATCCTACACGTAATTGGCTGTACCGTGAACTTGTGCGTCCCATACATGACCTAGCCAATGGACATGTGAACGACAAGTTACTATGCGAGACAGATAAGAATGGCAAGATGCTGTTCGATGATAACAAGCTACCTGTACCAATCATTGAAGTATATGAAGGATCTACATACGAGAACAGAGATAACATTCCAGACGACTTTATGAAGACATTGGAGTCTACGTACAAAGGACAAATGCGTAGTAGATTCTTAATGGGTGAGTGGGCCAGTTATGAAGGGCTTGTATATCCTACCTTCAATGAGTCAGTACATGTCATGTCTCACCATGCTATTCACAATTACTATAAGCAACTGAAGATACATGCGTCGAATATTACATATCTAGAGGGGTATGACTATGGACTCGCAGTACCTTACTGTTACATTATGGGCTTTTGTGATAACTTCGGCAATGTATTTCTTATGGACGGAGCCTACGAGAAGGAATCACCACTCGACGATCACATTTCTGCTATCAAATCTATTCGTGATCGGTATAGCAGCGACGCTTCTAACATGATCCTTGCCGACCCTGATATCTTTCGTCGTAAAGCTGCTGGCAAGAAGCTAGTCGGTAGGTCTATTGCTAGTATGATGATGGACGATGGTATTGTATGTGCAAGAGGAAACAATGACATATCGAATGGGATTGTTAAGGTCAACCAGTATCTCATCCCACAAAGAAATCACCAGAACCCTATTACTGGAGAATATAATGCACCGTATCTTTATGTCTCAGATACATTAGAGTTCTTCATCAATGAGATCAATGATTACTACTGGATGAAGAATCCTATGGGTGAGCAGCAAGACAAGCCTACGGACAAAGACGATCATGCGATGGATACGATGAAGTACATGTTGTCTCATAGACCTAACATCTCTAAGATGGTGGTAAGATTGGAAGACAAACAAGTTGGTTGGTATAAGTGGGGAGAACGTGACATAGAACAAGACAGAAGGAATCTACGTCATGGCTAGTATTAGCCCCAAAGTAATACAGGCTTTGATAGTTAAGTTAGCTAAACAAGCTGAAGCTAAACGTCTAGCAGAGGAAATTGCAAGCAAAACTGCTAAAGCAAAAGAAGCTGCAACAACACTCCCAAGCCCACGCATCATCCGTCATGCTGGAAGTAGTATTCCAGAATCACCTGTTCCCTTGAAAGAAAGAATCAATAATCCTCCTGCTAGGACTTTATCACAGACAAATGTTGTACC